TTTTTCTGTTTCTTGTTGTTTATTTTGTTCTAATTGTTGATTTATTTGTTGCGCTTGACTATCAATTAGCGCTTGTTTATCTGTTATTTCTTTAGACAAAGTAGTATGGGTTTCAATTTGTGTTTGTGCATCTGCAATATTTTTATTTAAATCACCAATCTTTGCATTTACTGCATCTATATATGCCTCCAATTCTGTTTTTAAACTTTTTATAATATAGTATAATTGTTCAATTGCAGATTTACTAGTAGATAATTCTGCCCCATTTGTTATACTATCCATTTTATTAATTATATACACTAACTATATAATTATATTTAATTGGACTTATTGTGTTAGGCTTTTGCCTCTAATTTGTTTTTTGCCTCTAAAACACTCTGTTTAAGTTTTTCTATTTCTGCTATAGCCTTTTTTATTTCTTCTTCTGAAGTAAACGTTGCTTTCAATTCATCAATAGAAGGAACTGCACCCATATTAATTTCATATTTATCTATACGGCGTGTGTGCACGTCATATATTGGTCTATAAATAACGCTAAATGGAGGTGTTTTGCTACCTTTAACTTCGTGATTAATCGTGGTAATTATATCTGCTCTGCGTTTTGGCTCTACATCGCTAAAATCGAATATTTTTGATAATATCTTCTTATAGGAACCAGTTGGGGATTTTGGTGGAGAACCTGGTGCACTACCTTGGTCTATTGGGTTTTTAGGTCGTTTATTTGCTAAAACAGTAATAGCGACTTCCAAAAGTTTTGCCATAACATCATTTTTATCTGGTTGTGGTGTATTATTGTTAATATTAGATACTATAGATTGTCTAGGGGACACGGGTGGAGATGAAACAGGGGAAATTGTTGGTGTAGGACCGTTAAGCAATTTATCCTCCAGTTCATTTGTTCCTAGTCCAGTATTAGCGGTATTCACAGTATTAGTACTAAATGATGAACTACGACTATTAGGGGGTATTTGACTGGCGTTTTCATTAATATGTTCATCGCTAACAGAAGATAAATCGCTATCATCGCTACGTACTGAACCTGTTTCTGCATCATCTCTAACTACTGAATATGGTTTTGCATAAGCAATAATTTCTGGAATTGGTTTTGCATCGTCTTTATGTTGTTGTTGGTTTTCTAAATATGACTTTACTTCCAGTTCATTGCCATTACTGTTTGTTTTTTTTGCATCATTTTGATTGTTAGACATACTAAAATTAGAAACATTAGGGTCAATTCCATTACCTTTAGGTTCAGGAGATGCACGTCCATTATCTTTAGATTCAGATTTAGATTCTATAAAACTACTACTCATTATATAAAATATACTTATGTTTTTATGACGTTTACCGTATTATTTGTTTTATAGTATAAATTATTATACTATAAATACTGCACAACTACTTACCTGCCAAGTATGTTCGCACCCCATAGCCACATATTTATACCCTATGGTTCGAAAACCCCATATAGTTTATACTATTGAAATCTCCATTGGTTTAAACGAAGATGGGGGAAAGGCCAAGACCAACGCCTAAACCAAGGCCATTGCGGGCAGATTCAGAGACGCTGGGGAGGAAAACGTCCAAGATGCTAAATGTGGCGGCAGCAGACAAGGCCAAAATGACGACCTCTTCCACATTGAGGGTTTTCTTGGGGATGACAATACTGACAACGGCCACAACAAGACCCATAACTAAATACTTAACGATGCGTTTGACAAGTTCAGAAAAATCGAAGCCCATTTGGATTCTTATATATAACGAAAACAAAAAAAAATATCAGAAAATACAAAGAATAAAAATATAAATCTGTTAAATCACTTAAATACAGTTTTGCTAAATATTCTATAATGTCCGACAAAACATCTTTTGAAAGAAAAAAATTGCCAAACGGTAGACCAAATCCTAAATATGTGGATTTATGCGACGAAGATGCCCCCATTGCGGGACAAAAGTTCGCGTGTATGTCTTTTGTTTCTCCCGAAAAAATCTTGAAAAAGCGGGAAATGTTTTTATTTGACCAATTTGTGCAACAATGGGATTTTACTAAATCTCTTTCCAAGTTCTTCGACTTTTTGCATTTTATGGCCTATAAATACAATTTGAAAATCGACGACCTTGTTTCCGATTTCAATGATTTTGCTAAAGAAGAAGAAATCAAGATAAAATCCGTATCTGTCGAAGATGACTATAAAAACTTCTTGGATAAACAAGAAGACGCTCTTACACAGCAGTTTCAGAAAGAACACGCATTCCAAACTTCTACTCGCGGGCTAAAAATCCGCGGCGTGTATCCTACACAAGAAGAGGCCGAACTTCGCTGCAAGAAACTGCGGGAAACCGACCCCAATCACGATATTTTTGTGGGTCCAGTGGGTGTCTGGGTTCCTTGGGACCCCGATGCTTATAAGACGGGGCGTGTGGAGTTTATGGAAGAAGAACTCAATCAACTGCATCAAGAGAAGTTGAAAAACGAGGAACGCGCTAAACAAGAGTTCGAACAACGTGTCAAAGAAACCAAGCGCAAGGCCATTGAAGAAAATATCAAGTTGGCGGAAAAGAGTGGCAATGTGTTGACACAAACTATCGATGAAGCGGGTAATTTGATTGGTGTCAAAGAAACCGTGGATTTCGAAGGCCGTGAAGTTGCAGATACGGCCACGACCAATATTCGCAATGAATTGTTGAAAAACACGGTTGCTGGTCCACAATAAAGCACGCGTTTATTGGAAGTATATTTAGACGAAACCCCAAAAATATTTTTATGGTTATTATATAATAACTATACTATGAGTTATTCGCCATTAGATCTAATAAAAAAACAAGTAAATATTCTCAACGAAAAAACAATTCTTAACAACTACGCAAAAATGCTTATAGAAATTGTAAATTATTTACGTAATTTATCTAACCCTGAGCGTGAAGAACGTATAGGCAAACTTATTGATAAAACAATTATAGAAAACGTAGAAAAATCAGAACAACTTGTTGTAGATAACATATATCTTGTGTTAGCAAATAGTACGTTAATTATAGGTTATATTACAAAAATAGAACAAAATAATATACAAATGTATAAAATTATTCTGAATAATAATAATAATAATAATAATAATAATAATAATCCTATTACCATAGATACAAAACTATATCATTTATCATTTAATGAATATAAGTTCTATAAAATTACTGATAATTTAGATATAATAAACGACCAATCATCAACTTCCGGTGGAAAACGAACCCGTCGCAATAAAAAATCAGATAAACGCCGCCGCAATAAAAAATCAGCCAAAAACCGAAAGTAAACACACAATAAAGCCCCACTATGTTATGTTATTTCCATAAATAACATAAATATTTCTTGCACATTATACTATATATACTATACCCCATATACTATACACAATAATATGAACTCAATGCATATAAAAATCACGCCATATCCTGTAATAAATACGCCGCGGGAAGACAAAGCAACCAAGAGACAAAGTCGATATGAAAAATGGAAACAATCTAGAAAAAACAAACCCTGTAAAGGGTGGTTTTGTTGCTGGGGGGTCCATAAAAAAGACCCCATCGTTTCGGAACCGCTGTATATACCATAAATAAAAATACACAGTATAGTATATACTATATTTTTGTGCAAATATGCAAAATCTCTAGGTGAAGTTGGAAAAGGGATTCATTCTTATCGCATATTTGATATTGCCTATATGGATGTATTGGCAACTATTTTAGGCGCATTTATATTGTCGCATATATTCAAAATACGTTTCGTATATACTTTGGTCGTGTTATTCCTAGTGGGTATAATTATACATCGGCTCTTTTGTGTACGTACCACCATAGATAAACTGTTGTTCTCTAACCCACCATAATACAACAAAACTATAAATCCAAAAAATATAAAAAATACATTTTATATTGTTTAACTGCACATAGTATGTCGAAAACACGCGAGTTTTATTCTTTTTGCATATCCATTACAATAAGCCTATTTGTATCCATTCGTCTGGGATTATATTATTATACCGATGATATTGGTTATTTGTCTTATTTATCGAAGGCTATAATGGCCCACTGCGCTAGCGATTTACTGATAACCCGAAAATTGGATGCACAAATACATCATATTATTACACTAGGAATATTATCTGCTGTATCGTATGTGCAAATGGATAATGTGGCTATATATCCAACTATGCTTCCATCTGTATTGACATTTTATTCTGTGGAATTGTCCACCGTATTTTTGAATATCAATTATGTATTGGAGAACTTGGTTAATGTGCCGAAAACATATGCCATAGTTGCACATTTCAATAGATTCGTGTTTATTGCACTGTTTTTCAAAACACGGATATACGGTTTTTATCCGCTGTTGTCTAATAATCATACATATGTGATTTGGAATCAATTTGTGGGGCATAGTTCCTATTGGACTATGCATTTATATGGATTTGTATATGCGTTTTGGTTTCTCAATTTATATTGGTATACAGTCCTGTGCAAAATGTTATACAAACAACTTGTAATTGGCCTATTTCCACAGTGGAATACGGACCAAATGTGTTCTTCTATAGTTGCCTATAGCGGACTATCGTGGATAGCCTATGCACTATATAATTATTATTGGAACCCCCATTGGTTATATTTAGTGGATATATTCGGTATAACAATGCTTAGTGTATCGTCGTATTTTTTCCACAGTAGTTGTGTAGCCAGTTGCAATATAAAAAAACATATTAATTATATTTCCGACAGCATTTTCGTTCCCTTTTTGTCCGATATTTATTGCATCCGGATTCGCAGTTTTCTGATAATTGTAGTAGCTGTCTACAATTCAGTATATGCAAAACAATACATCTTATTGTCCATATTGCTAAATATTGTATCTTTTACTTATTTTATGGCTAAAATGTTGGAAATGCGAAGTCAAGGTGTTCCTGTATACAGTGTGAGCGACCCCAAATTGTCGCAATTAATGAATATACACTATTTGACTGTTATACTCGATATATTGATTGGTTGTATAAGCACAAATGAACGTATATGCTGGTTTCGCATTTCAACTATTATATTTATGCTTTGTGCAATAGGGATTATAAGACCATTATATAATTTGAATCATGTAGCTATACACGCAATGTGTTATTTATTGACGGTTTGGTCGCTTGCGTGTACCAACTGTGTATTAATGGCGCATTCTTATAGAGAAATACAATAAGTATGTCTACCTAGTTGATTCGTATATTTATATTTTATAAAAAGTATAAATATAATATACCCATATACAATATACAAAATGTGGAATATTTACGGAAAAAAATACGATTTGCACAATTTCGCAAAATACCACCCCGGTGGAAGTGAAATTATTGAAAAAATGTGTAATATGGATGACTGTACTGCATTGTTCGAAACATATCACGCGTTTTCAGATATAGATTCTATACGAGAAACGCTTAAAAAATACGAAATAGCTGATACCACAGCTGACGCTCCAGTTTCTAGTACACCCCAACACGATTTCACGCTTTATCGTAAATTGATAGAAGAAATAAAAATTATATTTCCCACTCGTGCTTCTATAAAAGCACCATTTTCTTGGTATATGTTGAATATTACATCTTTATCTATTATTGCATTTATTTATTATCAATTAATAACTTTACAAAATATGTATATAAAATGTATACTGGCATTACTATTTGGAATTATTGAATCATCTTTATTATACAATACATTACACGATGGTTCTCATTATGCTATAACTACATATCCACAAATAAATAACTATATTTCACGCATATTTAATTCTTGGACATTATGGAACCATTTATTGTGGTTATATCATCATGTATATTATCATCATTCATTTACCGGGAGTAAAAACGACCCTGATATACAGTTATATGATATTAAATATAACAATTTGAAGTCCAATAAAACTATGTATGTTATAGCAATAAATACATTATATGCCATTTTTCCAGGACAACAAATAGGACAAGCGGTTTTATATATTCTTAGTTCATTTGAACAAACTATATTGCAATCGGACTTACGAATACCAAATATAACTTATTACGATAAGTTATCTATATTTATTATGATGTTAAAATTGTATTGTTTATGGTCAATTGGAGTTATACCGAGTGTGATTATTTTATTAACTGAAAATACTTTGTATTACATAAATGTAATATTTGACCATGATTTATTTGAAACATACGAAAATCATTATGATGGAAATGATTGGGCTAAACGGCAAATATGTAATTCGGGTAATTTTATGAATGATTATTCCGCCTGGACAATGTTGTTTAGTGGTATAAATCACCAAATAGAACATCATTTGTTTCCAAATATGTCTGGCCATAATTATGCAAAAATATCACCTATTGTAAAGCAATTTTGCAAAGATAACAATCTTCCATATGTACATAAAAAAACATTTTATGATGCATATGCATCTTTTATAAAACGCGTAATACTAAAGTAATCATATGTTTACAATCATATTGTATATATACTACCATTTCGATTTTTTCACATTAATGGGCGGCCCCGCATTTTTCTTTTTCATTTTACTGGGGTCGTATATTTCATCATCATCATCGTCAGTCAAGTTTTTGGATATTTCCCAGAACTCTTTGGAACCCAGTTTGAAATCGGGGCGTTTTTCGGCTTTATACCAAAAGATTTGGTCTTGCAATTTATTCGATTTCGCATTGTTGTTTATGACTAAACATTCGTAATTTTCCGTGGTTTGGTCCATAACCGAATTAAATGATTCAAACGTGGGAAACATAGACGCATAGTTTTCCCATATACGTTTTCGATTAGTCATATAAGGTTCTCTTAAAATAAAAACATAGTCTATATTGGTTCTCAAATTGGGCGGAATACCCAGTGGGTATTGCATAGTAATAATCATCATTACTTTCCAATGGCGACCGTTCATAAAAAGCAGACGCATCATTTTGTCTCGAGTCCACGTTTGGTCATATAAACAATCATCCAATATAACAAATGTACGTGGGTCAATGGTAGTCCGGCGATATGTTTCCATTTCTTTGTTGACTTGTTTTAACACAGTTCTCTGTCGTTTCAATATATTTTCTATTAAAACGGTATTGTATTCTTCGTGAATAAATAGTTTAGGCACGTGTGCCGCATAAAATCCGTTTCCGGCTTCTGTTCCTGAAATAACTGTTCCAATAGGAATGTCTTGATGGTGATATAGCAAATCTTGGACTAAATATGATTTACCTGTATCTCTTCTTCCAATCATAACAATAACTGGTCCTTTATTTTCATCCGGCTTGAATGTGATGGACTTCATATCAAACTTTTTCAATTCTAGTGTCATTGTTTTCCTAAATAGATATAATAATATACCATTTTATTTTTTACGTATATTTATAACGAGAACCGCTATTTAGGAGAACAATCGTTTGAATACTATCTATTTTATATTTATCACTAAATATACAGTATTTAGGAAAATGCAAACACATTATAGACAAACTGAACTTATTCCTATAGAGAACTTGGAAAGTAGTTATGAAATGTCCAAACACGATTTATTAAATGAATATATGCCTTTTAATATACGCGGACTACAGCACTATAACCCTATTTATTCCCGATTTTTTAGTTTGGATGAAACATCTTTCCATACTACCACATTGAAACATAAATATGCTATACACGATTTACATAGTGTTATAGATACTGAAACGGGAGAACTTGTAGATAAACCCGTATTTATCAAGTTCTCTCCCTTACTTGACCCTGTTAAATATATGATTGGTAAATACAATGTTGCAGATGATGCCATACGAACACTTCCGTCATTAAATGCATCTGCTGGTACCCATCCAAAACTGATGGATAGCAATAATGCTTCGTATATTGATTGTTTTTTCAGTTATTTGAGTAGCCAATTATTGCATCGCCACGGATTTGTACACGGAATCGATTTCTATGGGAATTATTTAGGCATACAAGAGAAATACAAAATGAATATTTCCGACGACATAGAATATTTATGTACTTCGCGCTATTTCAACGAGAACGTGGGAAAACTATTCAAATTATCTGAAGAAATACCGACTGATGGAAATTATGGCAATGGTTCCCGTGGAAATAAACAGCGATTACATATTCACGGTTCTCCCAATACACACAATATATCGGTTGTTGACCTCGATATAGAAACTTTAGGCGAACCGGTTCTCGAAATCGAAGAAATAGAACCTTGTTCTCCTAAAGACGAAATTGTATATGAAAAACCGCATAATAGTTCTATTTCTAATGTATCCGAGTCATCGGATTCCAGCAATGATAGTAGTCTCAACTATAGCACAGATGAGTCTGACAGCGACGATGACGACGACAATGATGATGGCGATATATTGAAAGAGGGGGATAGTGAAAGCGAACCCAGTATTTCGGAATCAGATAGCGAGTCTTCTAATAACGACGAAGATGACGAAGATGAATCCATTTTTTCCTATATGTACAATTTCCCGGTGCAACTCATTTGTTTAGAAAAATGTGATGGAACAATGGACCAATTATTTGAAGACGACGAGTTCTCCGAAATGGAAGGTGCGGCTGCCCTGATGCAAGTGGTTATGACACTTATTGCCTATCAGCGCGCATTTTCGTTTACGCATAATGACCTTCATACCAACAATATTATGTATGTCAATACAGACGTGGAGTTTTTGTATTATACCTATAACAAAAAAACATACCAGGTTCCAACATATGGTCGTATATTTAAACTCATCGATTTCGGTAGAAGTATTTACCGATTTTGCGGTAAAATATTTTGTAGCGATAGCTTCGCGCCCGGGGGCGACGCCGCAACGCAATACAACTGTGAGCCTTATATGAATGAGAAAAAGGCGCGTTTAGACCCCAATCCTAGTTTCGATTTATGTCGTCTTGGCTGTTCCATTTATGACTTTTTGATTGACGAAGAACAAGAAGACGAATTGGACGAGTTTCAGAAAATCATTTATGGCTGGTGTTGCGATGACAATGGGAAAAATGTTCTCTATAAAAAAGACGGCGAAGAGCGATACCCCAATTTCAAGTTATACAAAATGATTGCGCGAATGGTACACCACTGTGTTCCCCACGAACAATTGAAATTGCCCTTTTTTAGTCAATTTTTACTTTCTACTAAAGAGGCGAAAAAAGTGGCGAAACAAAATGTCATTATGGATATAGATAGTATTCCATCTTATGTGTGAGATTGCGCATATTTATGCAGAGTTTTTGTGCGATATGTACGCCTTTTATTTCTTCGCGATTTCTTTGTTTTTCTTAGGCCGCCATATGTTGTGCCTTTGAGCCACGAAAATTGCGGTACAAACTTATATTCCATTATATTTGTCCCGGGTTCGGTTTCTCGTAAACCATTGCTCTCGTAAAACTTTTTTGCCTCACTCACTGAACGTATGACCAGTTTATTTACACCCAATGATTTTCCGATGTTTTTCAATATAGTAATCAAATACTTACCTGTCCTCCTTTTAGCTAAAGTAGAAACACATATACCGGTTGTTAGCAATATTGTTTCATATCCATCTATTTCAATAAAAAAGTTTGCTAAACCTATTATTTTGTCTTTGTCTACAATAAATATACTGGTATATGTATCATTAACTATATTGTCTAATACGTATGTATATACATTGCTACCTCTACATAAGTTTTTATTTGGATATTTTGTAGTTTCAATCCATTCTTTGATGTGTTGTTTTCTACGTATTGGAGTTATATGTGGTGGAAATGCTTGATATTCTTTCAGGCCCATATATAGCAATCCATTTTCTATTTCTAATTTTCTATATGCGTGTTCTCCTGTTATAAAATATGTATTGTCTAATAATTCATCCTCTGCGGTTTCTGGTAGCATATGCATTGGTGGATGTGTAAGCGTTTTCCATATTGAATGTTCAAAACTCATTGTATAGTATACTATTGTATATTATTGGCGTTTTTGTGCAATAAAAATAATTTATTGTGGTTATTTTTATTCGGTTTTCTTATGTGTTTTTATATGTTTTTCGGTGTCTCGTTTTGCGATTTTTATTTTTTCGTGTTTTTCTTGTTTTGTATGCACCTGCTTTCGACTTTATAGGACTATGTTCAGAGGTTGCAGTATTTTCGGGAAGTTTTTGGAAATCATATATCATTTGATGAAGCACTTTATCTTCTTCTGCCATTTCTTCTATAACTTCTTCTACCAACCCATTTTTTATATAAAACATTTTTGCATCTTTGAGTGAAAATATAACAAGTTTGTCTACGTGTAATAGTTCTCCCAATTCTTTCAATATATCAATCAATAATCTACCTGAACCTCTCGCGCCATAATCCGGAACGCAAATGCCTTTGGT